AAGGTCAACCTTATCAACAAGGCTTATTTCGAGAACGGAAGACAGTCAAGGGTTATCGGATTTGAATTCAATCTTGACTATTCCTTTGACTCACCTGTTTATACTGTCGGGGAAACCGCCGCCTATTCCCGTATCGGGGAGCTGGAGGAAAAGGTTGAGAGCCTTACCCTAAAGGGACAGACCTATACGGGCGATGGTGGCAGCGGTGTGTATGTGATCGGAAGCCACGACTCCACCCCTGCGACAGACCATAACGTGTATTCCGCATTGCGCTCGCTGATCATGTTCATGCGCAAGGATACGGAGGAACGCACCGGTTTCCTATTATCCCTGTTGGGCGGAACCGTCATCAAGAAATACGCCAAGTTCGGTGATTTCGTTACCGGCGTTTCTGGAGGTTACATCGGTGAGGACGCCCGTGCCGAGCTGGAGGCTCTGGTCCTGCGCAGCTCTCTGAGTGTACCAGAACTTCGTTTCAACCGTCAGACCTATTTTGAAGGATATAATACTATAAGTCCCGGCGGAGGGCTGAAGATAAAAAGCTTTGTCGCCAATAGTGACGGCAGCTATACTGTCACCCCTGATCTGGAGGATGGTGTACCGCTGGGACAGAAGCCGGACGATATCCTCCTAGGCTTCTGGCATGACAAAAGCGTCACTACCGGTGACTTTATTGGTTTCCGGAAAATACAGTACCGTATCACTTCCGCAGATTACGACGAGAAGACATTCGTGATGGTTCCGCGTCCCGGATATGAGTTCGTTCCCCATAACGAGATGCGTCTCGGACAGACGGGGAACTTCACCGACAAGGAGCGTCAGACTTATATCATCATAGACGTGCGTGACGGTAACTGCTGTATCACCCTTGTTGACAATGCCAACACCTGGGACCCGGAGCCGGCACAGATGAAGAGCTGGTTCGGCAAGAAGAAGGGTATGACCATCAACGGGATCAACTGCGACAGGTTCTCGGCGGTATTGCAGGATATCATCATGACGGGATTGATTTTTCAAATTGATGAAATTACCGGTAGCACAGTCCGCGTTCCTATCGACTTCCCTAGCTGGGAGCCGGGCAGGAAGTACGCATATTATTCCCGTGTGCCCCATAACGGTTCCACATGGTTGTGCGTCAATGACAAGGGCACTATTTCCGAGCCATCCGAAAACAATCCGGACTGGCTTGTATCAGCCGCCAAAGGTGACAAGGGTGATCCGGGCCTGTCTGTAATAGGTGGCGGTCATTGGGAATCCTCTAAGACCCCATACGAGGTCAATACCATGGTCACTTTGGCGGGCTGTGTTTTTATCTCCAAGGTGAAAACATCCAATCCTCCCATCAGGATCGCAAGGTTCAGGAACGGCAGTTATCGTCGCAAAAAGGATGGCGGTTATATCCTTGCCGGGAAGTCAGCCGACTGGACCGTGCATGAAGACTGGGAGATGCTTCTGGACGGGCGTGAGCTGAAAGGCGAAAGCATCACCTTCCTTGGTGAATTTGCATCCCATCCATCCAATCCCAAGGAGGGTAACAGCTACCGAAATACGGCTGACCATTGTACTTACATATACCGGAATGGTTTGTGGATGGTCATGGTCAAAGACGGGACTGACGGTAAGGACGGCAAAGGTTACGAGTGGATCTACACCCGTACCAACATCATCGGCCTTACCCCTGACAAGCCGGAATCGAAACAGCAGGATGATTATATACCGGAAGGCTGGACAGATGATTTTCTTGGCGTGGATGCCGACCATCAGGTGGAATGGGCGTGCAAACGTGTGAAGCGTGATGGAGTATGGAGTGAATGGAGCACTCCGGCCCCTGTGCACCGTTGGAGTAAGGACGGGGAGTCGAATATCATGGCCGACCTTGACAATGAGATGGTGAGCGTCGCTCTTACCAGTACCGGCGTTACTACTTCCGCACAGTCATGGACTACCCATGTGTCCATGTGGTACGGTACCGAGAAACTCACCCTTGAATCTTTGACAGTCAGCACGCCTGCCGGTTTCACGGCAAGCACAAGCAAGGCCACCGGAGCGGTGGCGATATCCGTCGCTGCCGGAAAGTCGGTTCCGGAACAGAATACGGTCACCATCACACTGGCTGCAATGAAGAACGGGCAGCTCTATACCCGTGAACTGACTTTCAAGATAACCGGTGTCCGTGGCGGGGCGGACGGTTCCGATGCGGTAATTTATAGCCTTGTCACTTCGGTCACGATGGTCAGCAAGAACAAGAACGGCGGTTACAGTGTAGCTTCGGTATCCTGTCGGCGTATGAAGACAGTCGGTGCAGTCACTACGGCCACAACGGACGGGGAGTTAAAGTACAGTCGTGACGGTGCGGCCGAGGTTCCCATCGGTGATGGTGTCGGGGTGGCTTCCGGTAATTTTACCAGTAGCTTGAAGTTCGTGTTCTACGTGAACGGTCAGGCGGTTGATGTCGAAACTGTCCCGATGGTTGTGGACGGCAGTGACGGAAAGGATGGTGAGAGCATCACAGCAGCCGGTCATTGGGAATCCGCCAATACTCCGTATGCCAAGAACAGTACAGTATCGTTTGCCGGAGGATCTTACTTAAGCAAGGTTGAAACCTCCAACCCTCCGATTAAAATCGCCAAGTTCAGAAACGGCAGACTCCGCAGGAAAAGAGACGGCGGATACATCCTCGCCGGCAGATCTGCGAACCGGACGGTACATGCGGACTGGCAGGAGATGGTTGCCCCCGTCGGACCGTCGGCATCCTACTGGCTGGACAGTCCTGTCAGCGTGATCAACTTCACTTCAACAGGCACGCCATCCCCGTCTGGATTCCTTGTCACTTGCAAACAGAATGTGGCAGACAATGTAAGCACGTGCAGCACGCTTTATCTGGCAGCCCGCAAATACAACGGAAGCTGGCTGGCTCACGTAGGTGCTACCCTAAGCAATCAGATATCCGTTCCAGCGACAGCCGGATACACCCAGTTTGCCGTCCGGGCTTATAAATCCGCGTCGGACGCAAACGCATGGAATAATAATTTTGTCGCTGAAAAAGGGGTGGGTGTTGCAAATGATGGTTCCATAGGAGCGACAGGAGCAACAGGGGCGTTTCCCCGTGACAGAGGCGTATGGGCTTCCGGACAGACTTACGTCTGGAATGCGGATTACCGGGATAAGGTCATATATCTGATAGGGGGAGTTTATTATAATTTCCTTGTAAAAAATTACGGCGCTTCCGTTACCGCTGCACCCACATCTGTCAACGGTGATTCCAATTGGGAAGCTATGCAGAAGTTTGTGAATATCGCCACTGACACCCTGTTTGCCGATGGTGCGAATGTAGCCGGCTTCATGTTCAAAGACAAGGTTCTCAAATCTTTTAATGACAAAGGTGAAACTCTTCTTATCAACGGTGTAACCGGGTATTTTAAATGTAAGAATGCAGAGATTACAGGAACAATCACAGCGGATAAAGGACGTATCGGTCCGTTCTCCATCGCTTCGGGAATATTGTCCTCAAAGATCCTTTATGAAAATGAAACAAATAAATACGTCGGTTTCAATTTGTCTGCCGGACAAATTGAGTTTTATAACGAAAGGACATTTGCAAACGTAAGAATCGGGGGAAACACGCAGTTTGTCACCATTGAAGGGATTAAGTATGATGCTGGAATTGACATACAGAGTCCAAATGCCATGATCGGGATGCACATCAAGACTCCGAGCATTCCTCTATTCGTGGAGGGAGGTAACATTTTCCTTCATCCGAACAATGACAGCTATGTTTCTCTTCGTGGCATAGTTGGCAACTGGAGGAATATCTCTGTCAAAGCTTCATTGAACAACAACGATGATAATGTGATGTTTATTAATAGAGACAATATAGAAGTGACGCTTCCTCCGGATGTTCCGGGACATACTATATACTTCAAACGTATGAGCGGCGGAGTAAGATTGACAGGAGGACGGATCCTGCCTGCTCCCGGAGGACAGGAGGTGTCTTATATTGATTTGGATTTTGCATCCGGCTTCATTAAGTGTATGGGTAATTATTGGGTTATGTTTTATTGCGGATAATTTAAATATAAAGTATGAGAATAAATTTTGCACAATTCCCTATTTATGATGGGATTAAAAAAGAAAAGCTTATAGCCAGTAACATCACTGAGGCCTTCGGTGACTGGATATATAAGAACGTAGCGGGCTTGAAGGCGCATCTCCTTGCGGAGAAAATCTTCAAGTCGACTGTAGATGGTGTGGAACTTGACGAAGAGGAGGTGGATATCATAAGACGCTCCACCTCCATGCTGCCCGGTCTGCTGGCGGACTCACTGAATGATTATCTGGATAAAAAGAAGGAGTAGTATGAAAGAATTATGGCAATTAATCAAGATGCTGTTCTCAAGCAAGCCGGGTGATTTTGATACTCCTGAGCTGCTTCCCATGAAGCATTATCCTTTCAAGAGATACCGTTTCATGATGTGGTGCGGACGGATGATATACCGTGCCGAGAACAAGGAGAACATAGATAGGTATATGCAGACCTATGCGGGTAAGGAAAGCTTGACGCACGAAACCATACACTTGCGTCAGGCACAGGTTATCGGCTCATGGGTAAAATACTACTGGCGGTATTTTGTCGAGTGGGTTAAGGGAAACCCTATCTGCCATCCTGCGAGTTCGGCATATTATACCATCTCATACGAAATGGAGGCGTATGCCAACGAGGGCAATTTGGATTATCCCGTGAACTACGACGGAAGCAACCTTTCCCGGTACAAGATAAAAGGTGGCAGGAAGAAGCTGTACAAATCGATTGGCGGCACTTCAAAAGCGTGGAAAACTTATATAAGAACTTTATAAAATTTGGATATTATGAGTGATTTGAATTTAGAAAATATAGTTGGCTTTAAAGCTGTGGATAAAAACGGCAACGAACGACAGGTGACCGTCGATGAGATGACAGAATTAGTTTCCGCACGGATTGTTTCCGCTGCATCAGAAATATCAACATTTGCTGCCGCTGCGGCAGCCGGAACAGATGAGTTTGAGGACCAGTTGCCCCAGTCCGACACCTTCTCTTGGCTCCGTACTTTGGACGGTTCCAAGAACCCAACTTTGACATCTTCTTCGGCTGCCGCGAAAGTCCTGGGAGAACTTCTGCAAAATGAAAACTATATAAGGATGGCAGAAGGTAGAGGATCTGCAACCTTATATAGGATTGATTTTATGAGGAATTTAAATTTGGTTGTTAAGATTGTTGGTGAAGGTAATTCGGAAGTAGTTGATGACTACTCTATTATCTGTATGCATGGCGGTGGTAATGGGTTATGTATTACGCATAATTCTGGACCGTCATCAATAAGAATGTATAGAGATAATGATTACAATTATTATGTTTACGTGAGTGGATGGGGATACGCTATAGCATATTTTGCCAACCGCATACCGATTTATAATGCCATTTCAGCAACTAAAGTAGATATAGATATTAGGACGCTCGAACAGGTAGGAATTTAAACAAGAATTTCTGCCTGTTGGCGATTAATTGGGATTATTGGCGAACCGTATCTTTGGTATAAAAAACGGGTGGTCCGGTACAAACCGGTGCCACCCGATCCTCCCGATCATTGTAATACTATTAAAGAATCAACATCTTTATCTGATTCCTCAAATTTGAAAACATGATTAGATCCTACAGACGTAACAGTCAATGGTTCTGACTGTGTAGTCGTCTTTACATAAATATTACCATTTCTTTCTCTATATGCATTAAAGTGATCCTTTCCTAAAGGACCAGACAATCTTGTGAATTTCGCACTGTCCGCCCAGTTACCATCAATGGAATATAATCCGGTTGCTCCACTTGTTCTAATAAATACAAGTGTAGAATATCCATCCCAAGATTCTATTTTTATTAATTTGGTAGACATGATGGATTGAGCAATTTTAATATAATTATTTTTACTCATCAATCCGTTTGCTTCATTCGTTGCAAGCGGTATCAGTTCTCCCAGCTCTCTGTTTAGATAAAATCCATGTTAAAAAGATAGTACACTAATCGTAACTATAAGGTCATAATATATAGCAGTTATCATAATCTGATTATCCTTTAGTGATATAGATATAATTTCATCTGCACTAGAGAATATCTTCGTAACAATGCCGGTAGAATCAATATAAACCATCATTTCCCCGTCATTATGGCTGACATATACGAATTCATTGGTAGGAGCACCTATACTAAATGATGCTCCTAACCGTATTGTTTCATAATATTTAGTTCTTTTTATTCCATTTGTTGGCAGAAGTCCTCCCAACTCTCAACTTATGCTATTATTTTGTTGCTATTTGTTGCCAATCACTTAATGGTTCTGTCGTTTCAATAACCGTTAAATCAATCATGGCTTTTATCTCCATAATGCCAGCTGAATTATCAGGGCATTCCAGCATGAAGTCAAAATAATTAGCGCTATTCAACTTTTGATACAGCTTAAATTGGATATCATTTCCACATATCAATTTAAAATGGGAAACTCCATTACGATACCCACTTAATGAAGCTACATAGCAAGACGATATTCCACTTCTTAGCACATATAGTAAGCATATTACAGGCTTATATACATGTAGTTCCTCTTTATATGCTATCTTGTATAATTTGCCTTGAATTAAATCAAAATATGCTGTTCTCCTTGTTAATCCCTTATTAGTATTTGTCGAAAGTGGCAAAAGTTCTCCCAGATCGGGGCTATGGCTTATTTTATGTAAAAGAAATGATTCTCCACGCTGACTTTACAAAATTATTGA